CCCATTTGACCATTGTGACGTACCTAATCAACAACATTTCTACGAGCAGGTGCAATGGTTCTTAGATGAAGCTACCATACTTATCTGCCACAATGCTGCGTATGATTTGATGTGGTTGTGGGAGTCAGGCTTCAAGTATGATGGGCCTGTGTTCGATACAATGCTTGCAGAGTATGTGCTACAGCGCGGTATCAAAGAGCCGTTGTCCTTGCAGGCATGTGCGGAACGATACGAGTTGGATACTAAGAAGCAAGATACCCTGAAAGAATACTTTGCCAAAGGCTATAGCACCAGAGATATTCCATACAACGAGTTATGTGAATACTTGTCTGCTGACCTTCACGCTACACAAGAGTTGTCTAACAAGCAGGTGTATCGTCTATATACACCAGAAGATTCTGGTTTGATGGATACTGTTAATCTGACAAATCAAATGGCTGTGTGTCTTGCACGTATCTATCAGCGTGGTTTCAAGGTGGATCTAAATGTTCTGGACAGTGTGCGGCAGGAGTTTGAGCAGGAGCAAAAAGAACTTGAATCATCTCTTGAGTCCACTGTTCGTAAAGTTATGGGAGATACACCTATAAACATCAACAGCCCAGAGCAACTGTCTTGGGTTGTTTATGGACGTAAGGTCAAATCAAAGATGGATTGGGCAACCAAGATTGACCCATACATGGACAGAAAAGAGTTTGACCGTCTTCTATCTACCGACACAGAGCGTTTGTACCGCACGACTGCAGAGCAGTGCCGTGCTTGTCGTGGCTCTGGCACAATACATAAGGTAAAGAAGAATGGTGAAATGTTTAAGAATCCTAACAAGTGTCCTGATTGCTCTGGTGAGGGTTTCTTATTTAAACAAACAGACGTGCTTGCAGGCTTTAAGTTTAAGCCACCATCACCTAAGTGGGCAAGCGCAACAGGCTTTACTACAAGCAAACTAAACCTAGAAATACTAGAAGGTGCGGCTCGTAGTAAGGGGATGACAGATGCGGCAGAATTTCTAAATAAAGTTCGTAGGCTGAGTGCCGTTCATACCTATCTGTCATCTTTTGTGGAAGGCATCCAGACAAACACCAAGCAAGATGGATTACTTCATGTGCGTTTACTTCAGCACCGCACAGCTACTGGTCGTTTGTCTGGTGCCGATCCTAATATGCAGAACATGCCACGTGGCGGCACGTTTCCTGTTAAGAAAGTATTTGTGTCACGATTTGATGGTGGCAAGGTGATGGAAGCTGACTTTGCGCAGTTAGAGTTTCGTGCTGCTGCCTACTTATCACAAGATGGAGTTGCAATTGATGAAGTATCTAATGGGTTTGATGTACATGCATATACCGCTAAAGTTATTACCGATGCTGGTCAACCTACGGATAGGCAGTCTGCAAAGGCTCACACGTTTGCACCGCTTTATGGCGCAACGGGCTTTGGGAGAACGAAAGCGGAAGCAAAGTATTATGAACACTTTACCGAAAAATACCAAGGAGTCGCAGAATGGCATTCCCGATTGGCTAAAGAGGCTTTAGAAAAACAAAAGATAACTACACCTAGTGGCAGAGAGTTCTCTTTTCCTGATGTAGTTCGTAAGTCTAGCGGTAGGGTAAGTAACTTTACGCAGATAAAGAACTATCCTGTACAGTCTTTTGCTACCGCAGACATTGTGCCGATAGCTTTATTGTATATAGATGACCTACTAAAAGATAAAAAATCTTGCATCGTAAATACGGTGCATGATAGTATAGTAATTGATATTCATCCTGATGAGGAACATCAGGTTATCAATGCAATAGAACAAACTAATAATGCTTTACCTCAACTTATAGCTATGCGCTGGGGTATAAGATTTAATGTGCCTCTACTTTTAGAAGCAAAAATTGGTCCGAATTGGCTTGACACCAAGGACGTGGCATGATATAACTATGCCTCATTCACTATGAAAGGAGAAATATATGACAACAGAAATAACAACTATTGACCCAAATAATTATGCTGCAATGGCGAAAGCAATGGGCATTGCAAACGAGGGTAAAGGTAAGAGCAAAAGCAGTTCTCTTGCCCGTTTGCGTATTAACCATTCGCCAGTCATGGGTACCGCTGAAGTTAATGGAAAAAGTGTCAACGTAGAAGTAATTGAAGGTGGTACATATAAGCTAGAGGTTCCTGATGGTCCTACATATTACGCATCATCTGTAAAGGTGCGTCCATATGTACAGCGTTATATGTATAAGCGTTTTGTTATGGGTGGTGCAAACTCGTCTAATCGTTACATTAAAACTATCATGCATGACGATCTGAATGTTGATCTAAAAGATAATGATGGTGGCTTTAACTGTGGTAAGCCTGCGGGTTATATACAAGACTTCAAGGCATTGCCAGAAAAAACACAAGACTTAATTAAACAGATTAAGCGTGTGCGTGTTGTTCTGGGAACGGTTGAGATGACTAATCCTGTAAACGATAAAGGTGAATCTGTAGAATTGGATGTTACACCTTTTATATGGGAGATTGACAATCGTGATGCATTTAAACTTGTGGGTGAGGTGTTCGTGAAGTTGGCAAAGATGAACCGCCTTCCTGTAATGCATAACTTTGTCGCTAATACTGAAGAGCGTAAGATGCCTAATGGTAATAGCTTCTTTATCCCTGTTGTGTCATTAAACATACACGATGTTGTTAATGTTACACCAGAAGATAATAATATGTTTACCGACTTTTTAGCATGGATTGATAATTACAACTCGTATATATCAAATTCATGGGCAGAAAACGCTAACGCAAAATTAGAGGATGGTGATGCGGAAGTGTTAGATGACTTGGTTGACATTGAAGTTGATGAGGTAGCATAATGAATCACCAAGCTGAATTGTCGTTGCATCAGTATTTGCAGGATGCGATTAGCGGTAAGTCGTCCATGTCGGATGACACAATAAACCAAGTTGCTAATGATGTTGCAGAAGCTATGAAACGACAGTTTGGTAGTGGTAAGAGTAGAGGCGATTTCACATTACGCATGTCTAATGTGGGTCGTCCTACTTGCCAACTTTGGTATGATAAGAATAAACCTGAAGTGGCAGTGCCGTTGCCTACAACCTTTGTAATGAACATGATGCTAGGCGATATTGTTGAAGCAGTATTTAAAGGATTACTAACAGAAGCAGGAGTTAAATATGAAGATACGGACAAAGTTAGCCTTAGTGTTGGTGATGATAATATTTCTGGTTCTTATGACCTCATCATTGATGGTGCAGTTGATGATATTAAATCAGCTTCAGACTGGTCATACAGAAACAAGTTTGACTCCTATGAGTCCCTTGCCAGTGGTGATGGCTTTGGGTATGTAGCCCAATTAGCCGGATATGCTAAAGCATTAGGTAAAAAAGCAGGCGGCTGGTGGGTTGTAAATAAAGCTAACGGCAAGTTTAAATATCTACCAGCATCTGGTATTAAAGTAGATGAAGAAGTAGATAAAATTAAACAAACCATTAGCAAAGTAAAGGAGAACAAGTTTGAAAGATGTTTTGAACCAGTGCCTGAAACTTTTCGTGGCAAGCCCACAGGTAATAAAGTACTTAATGACGGATGCAAATTTTGCAGCTATCGCTTTGATTGCTGGAATAATCTTACTGAGTTACCTGCTGTAAAGTCACAGGCAAAGAACCCACCTATTGTAAATTATATAGGTGATGTAGTTGCCTAACGCAAAACAATTTAGGGCAGCACGAAAGTATGGGTATCGTAGTGGTTTGGAACTCAAGGTATCTGACTATCTTAAAGAACTGAAGATTGACTTCTTGTATGAAGCAGTTAAGATAGAATGGGAAGACCTAGCGTACAGAACATATACACCCGACTTCGTGCTGCACAATGGTATTATTATTGAAACAAAAGGTATGTTTACCGCAGCAGATAGACGTAAGCATCTAGCTATTAAAAAACAACATCCTAAGTTGGATATTCGTTTTGTGTTTGAAAGTAGCAGACGCAAACTTCGCAAAGGTGCTAAGTCTACGTATGGTGAATGGTGCGTAAAGTATGGCTTTAGATACTATGACAGAATTATTCCTGAAGATTGGTTAAAGGAAAAGGGTAAAAACAAACACCCAAAGTTTATAAAGTTTGGTGGTACAAAAGTAAAAAGGAGATAGACATGGACAACATTAAAGATAAAATGGCTATGCAAATGAAAGACGAAGACTTTATGATACGGGTAAGACCTTTTGCTGATGATGATGGTTCTTGGAGTGGAGAGGTTGATGTAGCTATTATGTATGGGGATAATAACCCATTAAAAGATGATGACTTTTATCAAGTTCTACATTTTGCAAAAATGATGTGCGCTGCTGTGCCTGTCATGGAAGAAGTAAAAGAATTAAGAAATATTGTGCATGAATATGTAACACAGGTTATTGACAATGAAATGAATATTGATGTAGAATTAGAAGAAGAAGCAGGTGTAGAAAAAACATATGATGGCAATGTAATCCACCTGAACTTTAATAGTAGAACAAAGGGGTCAGCATGAGCAGGTACGAAGCGTATATGAAAGCCAGACTAGAACAAGAGGAGATACGAATGCATCAAGCAAATAAACAAAGTGACAATGTTGTGGATATGGTCAATAGTCCACCACATTATAACCAAACGGGTATTGAGTGCATTGATGCTATCTCCGCTGCAACTGACACTAACTTTAAGTATTACTTGCAAGGTAACATTATGAAATATCTGTGGCGATTTGACTACAAGGACAAGCCGTTAGAGGATTTGCAAAAGGCCAAGTGGTACTTGGATAGGCTGATAGAAGAGGT